ATACGAGAACAAAAAGTTAAACACATGTTCTCTAAGTGTCAGATAGAAGTCAAGTCAGAGAGAGATTGGTGGCAGAGGACAGGAAACATAGCAATTGAATATGAGTACAGAGGAAAACCAAGCGGTATCTATGCAACAACAAGTGACTATTGGTTTCATAGATTAGAGTTAAAGGATAAAGAATTTTGTACACTTGTTTTTAAAACAGACATTCTAAAAAAGATTGTTGATAGTTACAAAGATAAGTTGACAAAAAATGTGGGCGACAACAAAGCAAGTAAATGTGTATTAATACCTATAAAAGAAATATTTCGAAAGGAGTTTTATGACAATGTTTAAAGAAATAGAACAGGTAAAAAAAGAGATACAAGAACACGAAGGGTTCAGAGATACTATATATAGTGATTCATTAGGATTCGCTACTATAGGTTGGGGTCACCTCGTAAAAGACACCGACCATTTTGAGGAAGGAGTTGCCTACTCAAGAGAGGAGTTACAAAAAGTTTTTGATGAAGACTTTGATTTAGCATGGGCTAATGCAAATTCTTTAGTCAAAGAGAGATTGACAAACACAGACTTCGAACTACTAGATATAGACAGAAAGATGAAAGTCATATCTATATTTTGTAACATGTGTTTCCAATTAGGCAAGGCGGGTGTAAGTAAGTTCAATAAAATGTTTGAGAACATTGCCAAGTTAAATTTTGAAGGGGCGAAACTTGAGATGTTGGATAGCAGATGGGCTAAACAGACACCCAGTCGTGCCGAATATTTATCAAATAAAATGTCGCAGGTATAAAATAAATTTATTTTTGCCTTGCTTTCGACACAATTGTATGATATAATATGTTTAATTTAAATAAATTAGTTAACTATGTTAAAGATTATTAATAGTTATTATTATTATATTTATAATAATATTAATAATAATATTAAAAGAGTTATGACTATGTTTAAAATTAAATTAGCACTTGACTTTGTTTTCGTTTCGTGCTATAATACAAACTTCAATAATAATATAGGAGGTATATATGCCAACAGTTGAAGGAAAAGCATATTGGGCTAGTGTGACTAGACCTAATACAACATTCGACCCAGTATATCAAATTGATTTAGCAGTTGATGACAAGACTGCTGAAGAGTTCAAGGGTAAGGGTGTGTCAGTTAAACAAGACGAGAGAGGTTCTGTCGTTAAGTTTAAAAGAAAAGTTGCTAGGGCGGATGGGACTAAAAATCCTATGCCGAGACTAGTGGACTCTGCAAAAAATCCTATTGATGTTTTAGTAGGTAATGGTTCAAAGGTTAAAGTTTTATACAAACCTTTTGAATGGAAATTTGCAGGTAAATCTGGGACAAGCTTAGACTTACAAGCAGTTCAAGTAATTGACCTCGTACCATATGGCGAAGACTTTGATGTCTCGGATGGGTATGTTGCAGAAGGTAACAACGAGGAATTTTAAATAACTAAAACAGGGGGCGACATATGGACAAATCTACATTTGTAAAGTATCATGTCCCCTGTTCTAATTGTGGAAGTAGTGATGCAAGAAGTATTAATGATGATGGCAGTAGCTATTGTTTTTCTTGCACTACTTTCTTCCCAAGTGAGACAGGGGTAAATCAACAACAACAAAGGGGCGACATGCAAACAGCAGAAAAGATAACAGACTTAAGTTATCATCAAGGTTCTTTATCTGCAATAGCGGATAGAGGAATTAACTCAGAGACTTGTAAGAAGTATGGAGTTAAGGTTATTTACAATGGTAATAATCTTATCGCAAAACATATCTATCCATACTATGATGAGACAGGTCAAATGATTGCGACAAAGACAAGGTATGTTAAAGAAAAACAATTTTCAATTCTAGGTTCGACATCCAATTCTGGATTGTTCGGTCAACAATTATTTAATGGCGGTAAGTTTGTTACCTTAACAGAAGGTGAAGTAGATGCTATGAGTGTCTATCAAATGTTAGGTTCAAAATATCCAGTAGTTTCTATTAAGAATGGAGTTGCTTCCGCATTAAAAGATGTCAAGAAAAGTTACACTTGGTTAGATAAGTTTGATAATATTGTAATTAATTTTGACAATGATGAAGTGGGTAGAGAAGCTGCATACAAAGTTGCAGATTTATTTCAACCCGGGAAAGTTAAGATAGTTAAACTTCCCGAAATGTACAAAGACGCAAATGATTTATTGCGTTCTAAAAAGTATGAGGAGTATGTTAAAGCTTGGTGGAATGCACCTATACATGCACCAGATGGTATCGTAGAAGGTAGTCAATTACTTTCTGAGGTACTAGAACCAATTGTAAAATCCAGAATAGATTATGGATGGAAAGGATTGGATGACTTAACTTATGGTATTCGTAGTGGTGAGTTGGTTACTATTACCGCAGGGACTGGACTTGGAAAAACATCAGTCATTAAAGAGTTAGTATATCATATATTCAAAAGTACAGAGAGTAACATTGGAATGATAATGTTAGAGGAAAGTCCTAAGATAACTGCATTAGATATCATGGGAACAGAAGCTAACTTACCTTTACGAAGACCCGATATTAATTTATCGGATGAAGATAAAACAAACTACTTCAACAAGACAATAGGTACTGGTAGATTTTATTTCTACAATCACTTTGGTTCTAATTCAGTAGATAATATTATTGCTAGAGTTAGATACATGGCAAAAGCTTTGGATTGTAAGTTCATAGTTCTTGACCATATAAGTATGATAGTATCTTCTCAAGAGTTTGGTGACGAGAGAAAAGCACTTGATGAAGTAATGACTAAACTAAGAACACTAGTTCAAGAAACAGATATTGCTTTGATTGTAGTGTCTCACTTACGAAGACCAGATGGTAAGGGACATGAAGAGGGAGCAGTTACTTCACTTGCACAATTAAGAGGTTCGGGTTCTATTGCTCAACTATCTGATATGGTTCTTGGATTAGAAAGAGATAGTCAAAACGAAGATGTTGCGACAAGGAACACAACCACATTGAGAGTATTGAAGAATAGATTTGTCGGTATGACTGGTCCTGCATGTTACTTATATTGGGACAAAGATACTGGTAGATTAAACGAAGTAGATAAACCTCAAGGTGATGAAACAGAGGAAGATAAATTTTAATGAAAGGAATAAAAGAGTGGGCGATAGAAAACTATTCTTGGATATCGAGACAACCGAAATTGTTAATGGTCATGGATTACCTAACAAGATTTTTTGCTTGGTCACTATTTGTGATAAGGGGAATATTGTATGTTATGCTCCGAATGATTTACATAAATTTCAGATTGCTGCGAAGGATTATCAAGAGTTTATTGGACACAACATCATAGGATTTGATGCTCCAGTAATCAAGAAAGTTCTTGGTGTAGATTTATTTGAGATAGGTAAGGTAACTGATACACTTATACTATCAAGATTATTTAAACCAGTAAGAGAAGGTGGACATTCATTAAGAGCATTCGGTGAGAAGTTTAATTATAATAAAATAAACTTCAAAGACTTTACAGAGTTCTCTTTAGAAATGTTAGAGTATTGTATTCGAGATGTTAAGTTAACTAAAAAAGTTTATGACTTATTACAAAGACAAGGTAAAAACTTTTCTCAAAAGTCTATTGACTTGGAACATGATGTTGCTAGAATTATTGAGAAACAAGTACAGACTGGATTTTTATTTGATAGTGAGAAAGCACATATACTACTTGCTAAACTTCAAAATAAAATTGATGAAGTACAAAGTAAAGTTAGAGAAACTTTTCCACCTCTTAAAATTGAAGAGACATTTATACCTAAGTCAAATAATAAATCAAGAGGATATGTTAAAGGTGTTCCATTTACAAAGGTTAAGTATCAAGAATTTAATTTAGGTTCACGACAACAAATAGGTGAACGACTTATGAAACTAGGTTGGAAACCTAAAAAGAAAACAGACAAAGGACATGTAATTGTTGATGAAAAAGTATTATCAGAGATTAAGAATATTCCCGAAGCGGAATTGATTAACGAGTTTCTTCTACTGCAAAAGAGAATTGCAATGATTAATTCTTGGATTGAAGCGGTAGCAGAAGATGGGAGAGTACATGGTCGAGTTATTACCAATGGTGCAATAACTTCAAGAATGAGTCACCAGTCGCCCAACATGGCTCAAATCCCTGCTGTGTACTCTCCTTATGGAAAAGAATGCAGGGAATTGTGGAAAGTTCCAAGCGGATATAAATTAGTGGGAATAGACGCAAGTGGACTTGAATTAAGAATATTATCTCACTACATGAACAATAAGGAGTATATAGATGAAGTCATTAATGGAGATATACACACTACAAATCAAACTCTTGCAGGGTTGGAAAGCAGAGATACTGCAAAAACATTTATCTATGCGTTCATTTATGGAGCAGGTAACAAAAAACTCGGAAGTATCTGTGGCAGGAATGAAAGCTATGGAAAGCAGATTAAAGAAAGATTTCTTAAGTCTTTACCAAGTCTTAAAAGGTTGCGAGATAGAGTGGACCTCGCTTGTAGAAAAGGATACCTCAAAGGAATCGACCAAAGAAACCTCATCATCAGACAAAAACATTCAGCAGTCAACACCCTCATCCAAGGGGCAGGGGCAATAGCAATGAAGAAAGCATTAGTATTATTAGACGAAGAGATTAAGAAAAATAATATTGATGCATTGCCAGTAGCTAATGTACATGATGAGTTTCAATATCAAGTAAAAGAAAATCAAGCAGATAAACTAGGACAACTTGCAGTTCAATCAATTACAAATGCAGGTATTGATTTAAATATAAGATGTCCATTAACAGGGGAGTATAAAATTGGAAACAACTGGAAAGAAACGCACTAAGACATTAGATACTTTAGTTCCCGATATTAATAATTTACTTACTAATCTTGGGGATGGTAAGAAACTAGAAGTCTCAGATGAAAAACTAAATAAATTTTTAAGTAATATTAAAGATGCAATTATTGACTGGACTAATCCAGTTAAACAAGATAGAAGTTCTTTACGAATGTCTATACTTGGAAGACCAATAAGACAACTTTGGTATGACAAACATAAACCAATTAAAAAAGAAAAAGCAAATCCTTCTTTACAATTAAAGTTTTTGTATGGACATTTACTTGAACATCTTGTTTTATTCTTAACAGATTTAGCAGGACACAAAGTAACAGACCAACAAAAGAAAGTTAGTGTTGATGGTATTGTTGGTCATATGGATAGTAAGATTGATGGTGAGGTTGTAGATGTTAAGACTGCTTCATCATATTCATTTAAAAAGTTTGAACAAGGTACACTTGCAGAGGATGACCCATTTGGTTATATTGCTCAGCTAACAGGGTATGAAGAGAATGAGAAAACAAACAATGGTGCATTTCTTGCAATCAATAAATCAACTGGACAACTTGCTTTATATAGACCAGATGATTTAACAAAACCAAATATTAAAACTTTAATTAAAGATGTTAAAGAAAAATTAGAATCAAAAGAAGTTCCGCCTAAATGTTATGAACCAATACCACATGAGAAAGCAGGTAACATGAAACTTCCTGCGGGTTGTGTATTCTGTTCACATAAGGTTGAGTGTCATAAAGATACTAATGAAGGTAAAGGATTACGAGCATTTAAATATGCAAGTGGTAATGTTTATTTTACAAAGGTTGTTAAAGAACCTAAAGTGGAAGAGGTGAAGATAATAGAAAAATAATTTATGTTGAAACACAAGCACTTGTTAGTAAGAGCAGAAGTTTTAGAACCACCTAAAGATTTAAAGTCAACTAGACTTTGGTTAAAGAAACTAATAAAAGATATAGATATGAAAATACTTGGTGGTCCATATCTAAAATATTGTGAGAACATAGGTAACAGAGGATTAACTGCAGTTACTATTATAGAAACTTCTCATATAGCAATGCATGTTTGGGATGAAGACAACCCCGCACTAATTCAACTTGATGTTTATTCTTGTAAAGATTTGGATGAAGAGATTGTTTTTTCTTATCTTTATAAGTTTATGCCAGTCAGAATGAGTTATAGATATTTTGACAGAGAAACTAATTTTAAATTAATAAAGGTACAAAATGAATACAAAGCAAATAAAAAAAATTAGAAGAAAAGCTAAGACTATTATGGTTCAATGGCTTCATTCTTTACTACCAGAACACGAAAAGAAACTGATTAACGAAAAGAATGTGCTAGACTTAGCACCTAAACAAACCCATTATGTATTTCAAAATCAAGTGCGACTATCTGCGTGGTCATATAAGTGGATAATTAAGAAGCTAAAGCGAAATCCGGACTTGACATTTGAGCAACTTGATGCTATAATAAAGGGTACTGAAAATATTCCAAGTGGCATTAAGAGATGGTAAAATACAGGAGCAAATTTGAGAAACAAGTTATTACAAGCTTACCTAAAAAAGTTAAATACTATTACGAGTACAAGAGACTAAGCTATGTTCAACCGGCTATTCTTCGGTCTTATCTTCCCGACTTGTATTTTCCTAACACTAATGTCTTTGTTGAGTTAAAGGGTAGATTTACTTTAGCTGACAGAAAAAAACATCTGTATCTAAAAAGTACAGGTGACTACGATATTCGTTTATGTTTTCAGAATGCGAATGTAAAGATAAATAAAAATTCTAAAACTACTTATGCTGACTGGTGTAGAAAGTATAAGATTAAATTTTGTGATAAGGTAATACCGAAAGGATGGATGACAAAATGATGGAAAGTGGAAAAGCTTACATAGTATTTACACCTACAGGTATAGGTAAAACAAAAAAGATTGATATTGAATTGATTAATCTTGCCGAGGGCGACAGACAAGTTATGTCTTTAGCACAAGGTGTTTGGTGGTTTGCTAAAAGGAATGCACCTTTGGCAACTTATATAGGAATGAAAGAAATAGAAAGAATGATGATAGAGGATATGATAGATGACGAAAAAAAACATAACTAAAGAATATTTAGAGACAGCAGTTAAATTAATTACAGGACCAAGAGCAAATGATTATGGTGACAAAGTAATCAATCATCAAAACATTGCTAAACTTTGGTCAGCATATTTTGACATACCAATTACAGGACATGATGTTGCAATATGTATGACATTATTAAAAATTGCAAGAGCAAAGTTTGGTGACCCGAAACCAGATACTTATATAGATGCGTCAGCATACATGTCAATAGCGGGAGAATGTAAAGAGAAAGAAGGAAAATAATGAAAGTAAAAATAGATTTAGAAAAAGATAATAACTTAACACCATTTGGTATCGCAACAGTACAAGATAGATACTTAGATAAAAACGAAACATCACCGCAACATGCATTTGCTCGTGCTGCAAAATATGTTTCTACATATCATGGTAAAACAGATTGGGATATGGCACAAAGAATTTATGACTATGCTAGTGACTTATGGTTTGGTTTTTCTTCTCCTATACTTTCTAATGCAGGTACAAAAAAAGGATTACCTATTTCTTGTTTCTTAAATTATGTTCCCGATAGTAGAGGTGGTTTATCTTCTCACTATGATGAAAACATTTGGTTAGCTAGTAATGGTGGTGGTATTGGTGGTTATTGGGGACATGTAAGAAGTGATGGTACTTCTACTTCTCATGGTTCTAAATCAACTGGGTCAATACCTTTTATGAGAGTTGTTGATAGTCAGATGTTAGCATTCAATCAAGGAACAACAAGAAGAGGAAGCTATGCTTGTTATATGGACATATCTCATCCAGAAATAGAAGAGTTTTTATTTATGCGTAAATCTTCTGGTGGTGATGCAAATAGAAAATGTCTTAACTTACATCATGGTATTAATGTTACTGATGAATTTATGAATGCAGTATCTAAAAATATAGATTGGAAACTTATTGACCCGCACTCTAAAAAAGTATCTAAGTCTATAAATGCTAGAGAACTATGGAGATTAATTTTAGAAACAAGACA